TAAATCCCTTGGCCACTTGGTTTACGTTTTCTAGCAAAGTTTTCATGGTTGGCAGTAATGCCACACCGATAGATTCCTTGAGTTCGCCCACACGTTCGGTGACAATAGCCAACTGGCCAGCATAGGTTTCGGTATTGGCTTTGGCAGCGCCGCCAAATAGTCTGACCAATTCACCCTGGACTAAATTAAAGTCCCCAGATTTTTTGATTGCGTCATCTAGTGGAATGCCTAACTTTGTAAGCGCCCCGATGTTGCCGTTGTAAGCCTTGCTAAGTGTTAGGGATACGGTTTCAAGATCCTTGCCAGTAGCTGCGGAAATGTCCATCGCTAGATTTGTGAGTTGCTGGGCTTTGCCTACATCGCCAGTGGCTCGGGCTAGGTTAGCCAGTGCCGGGCGCAACTTAGTATCGGCTACGCCAAAGGCTATTTGTTGCTTTGTAATGTAATCCTCGGTGGATTTAATCTGGGCATCAGTGGCTTGCGTAGTGTTTCTTAATGCTTCAGCAAGTTGCTTTTGTGAGGCCTCATCCTCAACGGCTGCCCTAGCCCCGTCTATGCCAATCTTTATCGCATACGCGCCAGCAGCTGCGCCAGCGATTGCAAAAGACTTGGCCATTGCTTTGGAATACTTGCCAATCTGACCACTGAAAGACTTAGTGGCGTTGTCGGCCTTGTCCATGCCTGAAAGAAACTTCTGCACATCGGCAAGTAATGAAAGTTTAAGTGTTCTGACGTCAGCCATTATGGTGTCCTAGCCCAGTTGTCCATTACCTTGTTAACCGCCGCAAACCATTTTTTCTTAATCTCTGGTTGCATTGCCTTAAGAGTAGGAAAAATCCAGTAACCTGTGTTGCCCCTACCCTCTCGGGATGTTCGAGGCGGAAACCTGTAACCGCCGTTTGCGAATGCGTTGGAATTGCCAAACGCGTTGCGATCCCCACCAAACTCATTTCCAAACAATAACTGGCCAGCGTTTGCGCCACCTGATACGCGACCTTTGCCACCACCTACATAAACAGTCGGAACACGATCTCTAGCTGCTCTTACGGTTTGAGCCACAATGCGCGCCTGTTTTGGATAATACGGGTGAGCAAAACCAGCCTGTTCGATACCTTTAGCAGTCCAAGCACTTATTGAGTAAACCTCATCTTTAAGATCGACTTGGGCTTCCTTGTCCATCACGTTTAGCGCTTTAAGTAATCCGCGATAGTCGGCAAGGTCTGGCCTGACTGTGATTGTAGTTCTTGTTTCAGCCATGTCCATTCCTCTCTCGTATCAGCGTGAATGCTGTGTTAATGTCTGCGAGCGACCAGTTCAAAAGATCAGCCAAGGGAATGCCGGTGGATACTGATAGCCGCACCAGCCCATCCCTTAACTCTCTTTTGGGCTTTCCTCGACCACCTCAAAGGTTTCAAACTCATTGGTAACCCAGGCTTGCTGGTTTGGCATCTTTGTGTGCCCTTGGGCCTTGGCGGCCTTGAAAAGCATACAAGTAATGACATCCAATGAACCGTTGCTCATCTTTTCAGCTGCCTGGCTGACTGTGTAACCAAGTTCACGTTCGATCTCAATCCACAGCCAAGCCGACTCATCGCTCACTATGTAGTTGTTGCCCTGTTTTGTTGTGACGTTGTATTGCATAATGGTTGCCCTGTTCTATTCGTTAGGCTCTAGCGACTGTTCCATCCTCAACAACAAAGCTGAGAGATGTGGACAGTACGTCAGTGGCCGCGCCACCGACTGTTGGGAATACTGGGAATACGTTGCCAGTGAATGTGTCACCGTTTACATCGAAACTGAAAGCCAAAGATGTATCTGGCGCGCTGTTCGCTGCATCCCATAGCGCTGAAATAATGCCAGCGCTGGATGTGTCGTCTAGGTATAGTTCCACGTTAAGTGTTGCAAACTTATCAACGGTCTTGTAAGCGCGACCCGATAGGACTTCCAACACCTGCTGATTGTTTTCGCGTTCCAATGTAACTGTGCTTGCCTGATCTGCGTATGACACCGAGTTGATGCTCAAGGTCAGATTCCGACCAGTTATGTATGTTGCTGGCATGACTTGCCTTTCTAGTTGGTTGTGACCATCTCGATGTTGAGTTGGCTGATTAACATATCGGCGTTTCCGATTTGTTGGACTGTGGGTTGTGACCATCCACCCAAGAATGAGATGTTATTGGCTAGTAGATCCGTGACACTAAAGATTAAGGTTTCCAAGTTGGCCAAGGCCGCCTGGTTGTCAGCTGCGTTGACGATCACTGTGATGTCAAATCGCACATTGCATCGAGCGCCGCCAATGGCTGACACTGTGATGTAAGGCGATCCCGGCACAAGCACAATGGCAGGTGGCGTGATGTTCTCATTAGGGTATGAGTAAACTACGCGCCCGGCAGCTGCAAGAGTCGCGGCAAGCGTTGATCGGTAAGTCGCTAGATTAGCCAAGATAGCCTCGGGTATCTAGGTGCTTGCCTAGTAGGCCAGATACCCGAGTCAGCATTGAGCGACCCAATCGGTATGGCGCTGGAGATTGAAAGTCAACACCCTGCTGGCCAAGTGTGCCAGTGCGTGTGATCCAGATGTCGCAGGCAACGGCCATAGCAGCTTCGCGTACTTCTGGGGTGGTGTCATAAAGAGCTGCTTGGCTAGTTAGCACTGCTCGCCCATTAGGGATAACTGATCGCTTTGTGATGTCGGCATTGGTGATTGCGGCTTCAAAGAATGTCACGCCGTACTCGTCATAGCCGACCTTGGTCACTGTGCGTGATCCGTCAAAGGGTGCGCCACACTTGCTGACCGTTAATGCTTGGCCGACCACGAATGTGTTGTCGTAGCAGTAAAAGCGAGCGACATTGCTTGTTAGCGATACGCCAGCAATAGACACATCGTCAAAAATTAAGTACGACAGGATTATGTTTTCGGCGCTGTCTGCTACCGCCTGGACAATAGGATCAGCGTAGATGTCGCCGATACCCAAAACGCTTTTCAGTTCGCTTAGTGTAATCAGTGCCATTTCAATCTCCTATCGTGTAAGTGTGTGGGGGACACAGGGCCGCATCCCCCACACTTCTAACTAACGCTGACTTAGGTCAGGTTAAAGCGACGTACTCCACCGGCAACCAAAACGCCAACGGCTAGGTAGCCGTATAGCATTGTTTCGATTTCACCTGATGTGACCACGTTGGTGGACATACGCAGGATTGGTGATTCGTAGATAGCAACGGATGACGGGGTGACAATGAATGCCGACTCATCGATTGTTGTTGCTACTGCGTTCGGATCTACATACAGATCAAGTCCAAGCACGTTGCCGCGTAGGCTTTGTGGGCCAGCAACTCCGCCGTTGTTCTGTGGGTTGTATGCGTTGTAGATTGGGCGACCAGTTGTATCGGTTGCACCCATCAGCAATGACCACTGGGATGTGCCAGCAATGTATGCAGCTGGCAATTCACCTGTTGCTAGGTAAGCGGCTGGTGCTTCTGTGGATACATAGGAAATAATGCCAGCGCTTGTTGCAGCTACTGCAGTGGCTTGTGTTCCACCTGCTGTTAGTGCTGCGATTACTGCTGCATCAGTTGCCTTGTTGTAAGCGCGTGTCATGTTGTCGACCATTGCCTGGAAAAAGTCTGGGCTTGAGCGTTCCAAAAGTTCTACGGAGTAACGCTGCATTCCTGCAAACTTATTCACGTCTAGGTTGACGTAAGAGGAAATGATTCCAGTTTCTGATGGGCCAGCACCTTCGTTGGTGTCTGCCACAGTTCCTGAGGTCGTAATTTTCGGATGAGAAATCACCATGCCCGAGGCAGTAATGGCGCGTGAGCCAATTGCATCGATTGCTGGACGTGATCCGATTGATGTGTCAATAACGCTGTTGACATACTGCACTGGGGTAAACGCTGGATTTGTGCTGAATGAGTCATCGGCTGCCATAACATACTGGGCTGAATCATGGTTGCCCATTTTGGCCTTGATGCTGTGCTCTAGGTAAGAGGCTTGGCTGTTAATTGGTGAACGAGGCTTTGCGTAAGCCACTGGTGCTGCGGCATGAACAACCGCTGCTGCGGTCACTTCATCTGCCACTGGTGCGGTTGTTTCTTCCACTGTGATCTCCTGTGGTTGTTCCTCGGCAGGTTGTTCTGCTTTGGTGGTTTCTGGGGTTTCCTCGGTAGCTGCTACGTCAGAAATTTGAGCATCTTTAAATGCTGGGTTTGTTACATGAGCAACGGCCTCAAGGTTGGCCGATGAAATTACCATCACGCCTTTCTCGACTGTGTATTCATTGACTTTGGCCTCGATGCTAAATGCCGGGCGCAGTCCCTCGGATGCTTCGACTAGTGCATCATTGCCAGCACCAGTTGGCGCAATCTTAAACGCCATCGAAATACCTGCTGGAGTAACTTCCTCGCTACCAGCGATACCGCGACCCAATGGGCGTGTGCGGTCATGTTCCATGTTTAAGACAATTTGGCTGGCGTCAATGTCACCAAACGCGCCAAACTCAAAACGCACAGGGCCAGCGCTAGTGTTGCCAACCTTGCTAAACGGTACGACTAGCCCCTTGATGGTTCGGGTAACTGTGTCGGCGGCCAATACTTGGCCTTGAAAATTAAGTAGCATTTGATTCATTTCCTCTCGGTGCTAAGTCCATTTCCTCACGGGCTTCCTCAACGCTGATTAAGCCGTAGTCGAGCATCTTGCCTAGGACTTCGATTTGTTCTAGTGGGTTGCCTCGTAAGTAATCGTCAATATCGAACCTGACACTGCTTCCGCGTGGAGTCACATCGTTCATGCTTAAGCGTTCAGATATACAAGACATATACGGCTTCAAACTAAAGTCGATCAAAGAGCGACGTTCCTGTGTAACCGAACTATATGTCGCGCTGGCTGATTCGGCGTTGATGTACCAGGCAGGGATGTTGCACATTCTGGCAATTTCAGCTGCTGTGTTTAACCTAGATTCAGTAAGTTGCATCTGTCCGGCATCGTATCCAAAAGTCGTGACATCTAATGGGCCAGATAGGTATGCGGTTGAGCGTGTGGCTCGGGCTTGCTTCCACTGGGCCAGTAGGCTCGACACCTGCTCTGGCGGTAAGTCAACGCCGCTATTCTTAATTACCATTGTTGGGTTTGGCTCGCTGGCCATTCTCTGTACGGCTTCCTCAAGTTTCAAAGCTGTGGAGATAGTGCGACCACCTCGGTTGAGTATGCCCTCGTCAATTCCGCTAAACATAATTAGTGAGCCGATGCCAGACATTGGCATAAGTCCACCCTCGATGTAAAAGCCGTTTACGATCTCTTGGGTATTTAAGTCAGTTGTAAAAGTGACCCGAGTCGGGTCAATGCGGCGAGCCTGTGTCGGGCGGCCATCCTCTGGGTTTACCTCTAGCACCTGCCAAAATGATCGGCCATGAAACAGGATGTCCTCTACTGTCCAAGCCATAGTGACTGCCAGTGGGATTGCTGGATCAGGCTGCTTAAGAATTGCGCGACCCTCGATCTTTGCGCCCGTGATGTCGTTGTAAGAGTTGAGGCCAAGGGTTGCAATAGTTCCAGCGATGATGTTTCTGGCTCTGGCAACTGCTGGGACTTGCATTGCGCTTGATCGGTCAACCCTAAAAGTGTTAAACGGGGTGAAATACGCATCCTGATAAAACGGGATGGCGATACCGGCACGAGCCTCGATCTGTGGTTTCTCGGTGGTTGTACCCAACAAAAAATCTATGAATCCCATTTTGTCATTACACCATAGGCAAATGACATCCGTGTAATTTGTCAGGCTTTGTCACGTTGTTGCGCGTGTTGTCACCTATGCGCTGACTATGCTCACACTTTGTTGTGGCTCGGTGGCGTGACCCACTGCCATGACCAAAGCGATTGCAGCTGTGATCGGTACTTGCGCGGCTCGTCTAGCAATACGCCAACCACCATCGGATGCCGGGCGGCGAGCGCAACTGACCAGGTGGCTGTGCATAGTTTCCTGGGCAGGATGTAGCAGCTGCCGAGATTGCATTGCGTTCATTGCCTGGTCACACATGATCGAGAATCCTGCCGAGTTCCAAGGCGTTGGCGCTGTCGGGATTCCAGCCTGGGCAAGTCTTGGCGCAATGTAGCCAGCAGTATTGGGATCATAGGCAAGCACCCTTGGGCGATAGCGCCGAGTCAATGCGGCTATTTCCCCAGCTAGTTCCAAGTCGTTGATGCCGCCCTCTTTTTTCCATTCGTGCAGGAATACGCCATAGCCGTTTTCTCGCTGTTGCAAAGTAACCAGGCAAGCCAACTCCCGATTGAAATTGAGATCCATTGCCATCCAAGTTGGCAAGCCATCCTCAAGCATGATGTCGGCTTCGCATTCGTTCCATACCTGCATTGGCCAAGGCGAGTCGATGGCATCCACCCACATACAAAGGGTTTCAGTTTTGAACGCATCGGGTGAGTCAAAGGTTGCCGCATCCTTGATGTTTTGTTCGTTGATTGTGTAGCCCATTGCAGGGTTGGCCATTTTCCAGGCTTCGATGTCGTCAACCGATGAACCTGCTGGGGCGCTGTATTCGTAGTAACCCATCCGATCACTGGCAAAGGTCAGGGCGCGGCGGCGTTGTTCGTTAAGCACATTGGATGTCAGATCGCCAGCATTCGATGTCCAAAACACTTGGGCATTGGGTCTGGCTCGGGTAATCGGGGTAACGGCTGCCCAAGTTGCCTCGTCAATTTCTCGCAGCTCATCGACATAAAGTAAGTCGGCGGTGCTACCGCGTGGCCCTTCGGATGTCGCGGCTCGGATCGAATACTTGCGAATACGCTCACACTTTTGCCCACATGACTTGGGGTAGTGATGGCAGTAAACCTCTAACTCCTCTTGGCCGTTAGTTCGGGAAACTCGCTTGATCCGCTTTCTCATCCAGTCCAGGCTCTCGGCCATATCGACTGTTTGCTTGAAAGTGTCCAGCGATAGTTGCCGAGTTTGCGACATGGCGATGGCATTCTTTTCACCAAAGACATACAGGCCAGCCAAGATCCGCATCCGCATCATGTGGGTTTTGCCATTCTGCCGGGCGACCAAAACTCCTACACTTGATCTCGCCCACTTGCCGTTAGGCAAAATCTTTAGGGCATCATCCATGACGTGTTGTTGCCAGGGTAAGAGTGGGACTCCAAGTTCGTCAGCTAGTGCCGATACCACTGGCCCTGCGCTGGGCAGGTTTAGGCTTGGGCTTTCGATCCTTGGCTTCGATAAGCCGTAGATAGTTTCCGACATGATTAGTCCCGTCATTTTCCTCGCCCTGTTTTCCTAGTGTTCGTGTTTCGACTGTGAGATGCAACTGCTGTAAGACTTGTAAATACTTTGCCGCCAAAGGCGTGGCCTCTTTGAGATCGCCCATGTCAAAAGCCGTATCCAATGCCAAAGCAATCCGCCGGGCGAGAGTCATGGCCGCTACATCAGTTGGCGCGATCCAATTCGCTACCGACAATGCTGAATTCAACGATAGGTAGATGCCCATTGGTTTATCCTCTGGCGTTTCTGGATTCTTTAAGGTCATGGCTTGGGCCTTTCGGTTGTGGGTGGATCAAATCTGACCAATCGGGGAGAAATAAGAGAAAGGGAGTCTGTGGGTGGCACGACCCTAGAAAAAACGCCCCTATGGCTTTCTGTGGGCTTCCTAGCGGTGCTGTTGAATGCGTTGGTCTTAGCTTGATGGCAGGTCTTGCACAAAGGTTGCACGTTATCAATAGTGTTAGTGCCACCAGCTGCTAACTCGATGATGTGATCAACATCAGTTGCCCGGTCACCACACATCAGGCATGACCTACCCCATACCCTGAAACACGCAGCCCTAAGGTTGCGCCATTGTGTTGTTGTGCCTTGACTATGCGCTCTGCTCATCATGCCTCACTATGTTGTACGCATCCATAAGCCCTCGTTCGTATCTGTGATCACTAGGGTGTATGTCCATGATCATGTCAGTAAGTTTATCTATGCGTGCCATCCATGTTGCTTCGATAATGCTTGCTAATTCTTTTGCATCCTTGACCTGTTGTTGTAGCTGCGTGTGGTCTTTCCTAAGGTACTCAACCATTGCAACGTATTCCAATAGTTCATCCTGCTTCACCTGCACCCATCTGGTCATGTTGTTTAGCGTAACCCAAACTTGCCACCCGAGCCGATAGGTGAGCAGGGAATGGCATTACAATAAGCCACTCGCCACCGTCACCGCGTAGGTTTGGTTGGTCATGGGTGCTTTCGCACAATCGCGCCGTGTGACTTAGTGCTGGGTGTTTTGATGCCAGGCGATTCGTGTTGACATCAGCTGCTAAGGCTCGCATTTCTGCTATTTCATGGGCTTATCAATCCATGCCGAGATACGCCATCTGACGGCGGTTCACCCGAGGATTGGTCGGGCATTAGTTATACTCTTAACTAGAGTGTTGAGGCTCACGATGTTATCATCGTAATGAACGGCACGCGGTTCTTTCTTGGGATCCGCGTGTCGTTTGTTTTATATCAAGTCTGCTGGCCCTAGTTTTTCGTAAAACTTTTCCCAATTACCACAGCAATGTGTCACCCACATACGCTCGTTAGTGTCAGGATCAACACCGAAATCAACTGGCTCAAGTATTTTGGCGCATTGTGGACATGATGCTGGCAGGTTTTGAGCTGCTAAATAGTGGCCATGTATCTTGCGTTCAATGCTTGCCCATAACTCGTCACTCATGCTCAAGTTTCCATATCCGTTGTTCGATTATTTCCAAGTCTTTGGCGATGATTCTTAAAGCCTCAACAATGTCCCTGAGAATGTCTGTCATTGGTTCTTTGTTATCCACGATTTTGCCATTTCTCACAAAAGCCACACGGCTTGCCTATGTAATACCAAGCGCCACAAGTGCAGCGCATTACATCATTATCAGTTTCCATCGAATAACCTCACTTGCTCTTGTACCTGTCCACCGCGCCACACTGCCAACATTCTGCGATGGCTTGACTTTCGGTCTGCCGGGCGTTCCCCACATCGCCAGATCATGCCAGATCGAGCAACTGTGTTAAAAGCCGCCCCAATGACTTTGCCTGATCCGCCTGGCGCGCCGATCTCGTTGACTACATCCTCGGCCGTAAACGGTTTACCAGTGCGAGCCATTTGTCGTATGCAAATTACTGCCTCGTTGTGCCAGTTCAGCTGTGAATCTTTAGCCAGAGTAATTCCCTCATCTTTGCCCATGATTGCTTGATGCCGACAAATCGCGCAAAACTTAGGGGCATCAGCCCCATGCTCACATATCATGATCATCCAACGCATTTTCTAGCTGCAATATCCAAAGTGCATGACTGCCATTATTTGATTTCATGGCTGCAATGATTTCGACCAATCTTTCGGCCAACAATGGACAAGCACAATGACAATACTGGCTGTGTAATTCGCGTGTCATGATCGATCCCAAATTGCCTCGCAACGCTGACCATCTGCACCTATCTTGCAGACATAACCTGCGTATGGTGTGCCATCTTTCTTAAGGCCAGTCTTACGCCTCATGTCACCGTGAGCGCATTGTGGCACGCTCAAATCAGGTTCATCAGTTAATGCCCAAGGGTCAACCTCTTTTGGCTTGGCTGGTCCAGGTGCTTGGCGATCCTTTGCAGCTTGTATTTCCTGCTTGGATGCAATGCCCTTAGATAGTCCAAGTCCCAAAGCCGCTAGGCAACGCCCCCAGGCTGATGTTTCCAGATTCTGCAATTCACTTCCCCGAGTGTAGGGAGTCTTGCCCTCAATCAGTTCGGCAGCTGTGCCGATGCCAGGGCGTTCGTCATTGGGTGTGCGGTAAGCGTAAGCGATGCCCCACATCATCAACGGTGATCCCTCTAAGATTCCCTTGAACTCAAACTGCAACGACCCATCAGGGTATTTGCCATAAAACTCTTTAATGCGCTCTTGGACTGTTGTATAAGCCTCTAAGTCAAA